CAACAAATAAAGTATTACTATCTATATTCACATCTCCATCAGAATATGATAAAGTATCTACATCTCTTTGCCAATGATAATCAGCACCAAAATTATGGAAAGTTCCATCATCTTCTCTTACATATTTAGATTGAACAGAATATGCAATATAATAATTACTTGCATGATTGTGATATGCTTGTGCATTACTACCACTTATATGCAATAAAGGGTGATTAGAAGTGCTACCACCTCTTGATACCATTCTTGCTATCCAAGTTGTATTTGGTTGGTCATAACTAACAATATATACTGCACCTGTATCAGTTCCTGTGCCTCTTACAGTTAAAGTAATTTTATATCTGTATAAAGTGTTTAGTGTTGTGCCATGAGTAGCATTTAATGTAATATTTACACCATTGTCTGTTCCTGTGTTTCCTGTTTGTGTTGAACCAGCTACTAAAACTTCATTTTGATACCATTTAAAAGTTGCTAATTCTGCACTTGCACCAGTTCCATCTAAAAGTAATGTTTTATCACTCGCATCAAAAGTAAGATTAGATTCTACTGTTGCTTCATCTGAATCTTTGAAAGTAAGAACACCATTAGCAGTTGAACCATCGTGAGATATACCACTACTTGTTACATAGCCATAAGAAGTAATCTTGTCTTGTATTGCAGCAGAAGTCATTAAAGAAGTATCATTGTCTGCAAAGGATTCACTTCCTGTTTGGATAGTTGAAATGGTTACACTATCAATAATTGGACTGGTTAATGTTTTATTTGATAGTGTTTGAGAACTTGTTAGTTGTACAATATTACTATTTGTAATTGATGCAATCTTTGTTGCAGTATCTGCATTACCTTCTAAAGCTGCTACTAATGTTCCAGTAGATATAGTTAAGCCCCCAGTTGCACTTGGTGTTGAGGTAGTTGTACCTAAGGTAAATTTATCAGCAGATTCGTCCCATATAATTGCTGCATTATCTCCTGTACTACCTCGTTCTATAATTAATCCTGAATCGTTAGCATTAGAACCTGCTCCACGATTTAATCCTATAATATTATCAGATACATCTAAATTGGTTTGGTTTACAGTAGTGGTTGTTCCATTTACTGTTAAATCCCCTGATAAAGTAATACTTGCCCCTTGTGTTGTACCAGTTAGAGTTGGGGCAGCTAAAGTTTTGTTTGATAAGGTTACTGAATTACTTAGAGTTACATCTCCTGATGCTGTTAAGTCAATAGCACCATCACCTGCATCGTCATAAGCAGCAGATAGATTAGTATGACTTGCATTGGTAACCAACATAGCACCAACTGTGTCTTGTATATATTCTTGTAAAGTATCTGAACCAATAAATAATTCAGTAGATATTTTAACTTTGTTAGAAGCAATCTGTAAATCTGATGCAGTCCCATCTCCATCATACAAAGTACGAAGTGTACCATCTATTCCTCCAGTTTCTCCAGTATGAATTAGCTGAACATAACCCTGATTTACAGGTGTATTTCCTATATTTGTATTACTACTCAATGTCTAATTCCTTATATAAATCTTTATCTTTCATTCGTTTATGACCTCTACCGATGTCATCTGAAAATATGGCAGGTTTGCCAATAAGTCTTTTTAGTTTGTTGGGTTTATCACACTTGAAATATCCAACTTCTGAACAATCTTTGTATTTTTCATCATTTATAGGTTGATGTACCTCAAATTCTTTTCCACAATCGCATTTATATTCGTATAATGGCATTTAAATCTCCTTCAAATTCTTATTTAATGGTAATATAGGGCTAACCGAAATTAGCCCCATATTGAACCGATTTTCACTTATCCAAATTATGGATTTGTGAAATTCACAACACCTAATGATGTTGAATTAGCAGCATGAGATAATGCTGCACCAAATAGTACATCAGCTACAACAGAAGTTGCCAAGTGGTCAATATCATAAGATGATTGAACTCTTGGAGCTACTTGTTGTGCAAAGTAAACACTATTTCTGTTGAAGATAGTTGCAGTTTCATCGCCTGAACCACCATCATCGTCCCAATCAGTAGAAGGGAAAACATTCAAGCCATAAGCTGACATAATTTTACCTTGTGCATTTGGGGCTGCTCCATCTCCTCTAACATTAGCATCTGTAAAGTCGCCTAATGATAGTAAAGACATATAAGAAGCAGGTGAACAATATAAGTAGTGTTCGCCATCTGTGTAATCAAATCCTGCATCAAGCAGTTTCTGTAAACCAGTTCTAATTAATGCAGTTGTAAATACATTGTCAGAACTTAAAGCAGTATCATTACCTGTAGCAGCTTGTAATACATCTACTGCAAGATAATTTTCTACTTTTTTAGCTAAAGCATAACCCATTGATTTGGCATAAGCACCAAATAGGTCAGCAGATTCTTGAACTCTTACGATGTCCTCGATTCTTTTAGCTTCGTAGTGATGTTGGTCAACTGAAAGTTGAATCACACCATCTGTGTTATTTTGATAAGTTACTGCAGTTCCTGCAGACTTAGCAGCAGCAGTATCTTCTGCTACTTTAGGGATATTTAGAATGTCTCCACCCTCAGCTAACATACTTGAGAAGTCAGATACTTGATTACGAAGAACGAATTTTCTTTCTGCGTAGTCAAGGATAGCATCTCTCCACATCTCAGGTATAAAATTAGCAGCTGTAGTTGTTGTTACATTTCCATCAGCCATTTTATTACTCTCCTTTTAAGGTTTTAATTTCTATAGCCATCTACTATCTGTTTCCAAAGTTTAGGATTCTTCTTTGCTTCCTGTCTGTCTTTTTCTGACAAATCAGACCATTTGCTATTACCAGCAAACTTTCCACTTGAAGTAACCTCTTTGGCATCAGATATTTGCACTTTTTTATTCCCCAATCTTTCAATGTGCTTTTCCAACTTCATTGTTGGCAGGTCTACATAGATTTCTTGTTCGTCATCTGAAAGTTGGGACAGCAGATGTTCTCGTCTTTGTTTTTCTTGAATTTGGAATTGTTCTACTACAGGTTTTAACTGTGAGTTTTCTTCCTTCATCTTTTCATACAAAGATTTAAACTCCTCTTTTTCTTCAAGCTGTTTTTGTTCTTGAAGTTTGAGGTTTTCTTTGAGTTCATTCAACTCAGCTTCTGCTGCTTGGCTTCTTTGTCTGTATTTCTTGCTTTCTGCAATTAAATTACCTACTTCTGATTTTGCATCAGTATTTTCCTGTGTAGGAGTTTCTGCTACTGCTTGTTCTTCTACTTTTACATTTTCTTCGGACATTCTGCCCTCCTGTTTTATTTACCTATTTTAATCTTGATAGGTTTGCTTTCATATTTCTTTACATTCCTATCAACAATTCTTTGCAAAAATAATGCAGACTTATCTCTATTCTTACCACTTAAATCTGCAATAACATACCCTCTATCTTCATTGGCTTGTACGATAGTTCCTCTTTCATATACTAAGGTTGCTCTATCTTTTTTACCCTCAGGTCTTATTCTTCTTGCTGTTTCACCACTTAATAACATGGTTACTCTATCACTCTTTCTAAATTTTCCTAATGCACCAGTTGCTTTCTTTGCTGCATAATCTTTTGACTTATATTTCTTGATACCATTCTGCATCACACCATCGTTCATGTCTTTAACAATCAATCCTCTTGCATGAGATGCTAATTGACCATAATTAGTCTTAGTAAAGTTTGCTATGTCAGATGCTTTCATTATACTGGTATCCATTCATGTCTGCAGTTAAATCCACCACCATCTGCAAAACTTACTGGTGATTCTGCTTCTATTTCTGCCATTGTCATACCTTCGCCTTGCATTTCTAATGTTGCTACACATACATCTCGTGTTACTTCATCATTCGGTCCTGCATATTCAAACTTCTGTTCAGGTACATCTTCAAATAACTTTGCAGTAGTCGTTCTTGCAAATCGTGCAAAGCTATCATTTAATAATGCTACTTGTTGTTTACTGCTTAATACTTTACCTACTCCATAGGTTGCTGTAAGTCCTTCCATAATACTTGCAGAACTTTGCCCAGTTAGTAATCCACGAAACATAGCAGTCTTTAATTCATTAGCATATCGTGTTACTCCTGATGAGATAGTGTTTAAATCAAGTATTGCCAATATCTCTATTGCTTGAACTGCTGTTACTGTTTGCTTCGTTCTTTGTGTAGCAGTTAAAACATCAAAACTTTTTACTACTTTTTTATCATAACTTCCTTTTACTTTTTTAAGTAATGCAGGAAATCCTAATCTGTTTAAATCATCTACAAAGTCAATCTGTTGAAATGCTTGTGCCAACCCTGCATCATCTAACACTTCTAATCCAGCAAGAACTTTCGTAATCTTGCTAAGAAGTTTCTTTTGGATTTTCTCCATGTCTTTTTGATAGAAGTCTAATTCAGCCATTATTGTTGTGCTTTAATGATTTGGTCTATTAATGTTTCTTCTTGTGCTTGTGGTTGTTCTGCATCTATCTGTTCCACAATGCCTTGTATTTCTTCTTCCTGTAAGTCAGGATTTTTCTTTCTTAGATAAGATTGTCTTGTTTCTAAATCATTTTGGAATGCCCAAGAATAGTATTTGATTTCTTCATCGGTACTCATAGGCACTTCTCTTTCAGCAAAATCTATACTGAATTGGTCACCAAGATTGATACCACCTGATACTTCACAGATTCTTTTGGCAATTTCAAATTGTTCTTTCTCAAATGGTCTATAAATTTGTTCTGTGTCACTTCGTAGTGCATCTTGTAAGTCCATTTGTCCCA